TAACTTAACAGTAAGTATTCCAAACTCACTTGAAAAAACTTATTTAGTTGAAGATGCATGTAATCATGCCGGAAATACTTTAACTTTTAAAACTGCATCTGGAACAGGTGTTCTTTTATGTGAAGGAAATAATTATACATTATATTCTGATGGAACTAATGTTGTAAAACTTCATGAACAAAGAAATTGGAGAGCAGTATCAGCAGCAGAAACAGTTCAAGCTGGTGCTAAACTTTTAGTAAATACAAATGGTGGAGCAGTTACAGTAACGCTTCCAGCCTCACCTGCTACAGGAGATGAAGTACATTTTGTAGATCAAGGATATGATTTCAATACTAACGCATTGACTGTTGGTAGAAACTCTTCTAATATAACTAATGCAGCATCTGATCTTGTAGTTAATACTCAAGGTGCAGCTTTTGGATTAGTATATTCAGGCGACGCTACAACAGGATGGACTTACACGGAGAAATAATATGTCAAATTACGAAGCAACAAAATACGATTTTTCAGGAGCAAACCTTACAGGTATCGAGGGAATTCCTACAGCTACTATTGTTCCGTGGTCTTCTGCCTCAGTACCAACAGGTTTCTTAGAATGTAATGGACAAGCAGTTTCAAGATCAACTTATTCAGCTTTATTTGCAATCGTCAGTACAACTTATGGAGTTGGTGATGGTGCATCTACTTTTAATGTTCCAGATCTACAAGACAACGTAGCCGTTGGAAAATCAAACAACAAAGCTTTAGGGTCAACAGCAGGGGCAAACACAGTAGCCTCATCTGGAAATGTTGGAACTAACATTAACGTTACAGGTAACGTTGCAGGTTCAACAGCTAACGCAACTTTGTCAACATCGCAACTTGCTCCTCACTCACACCCAGGAGGCGGTAACGCACTTACCAACTCACCTGGAACTGGACCTGGTGGTAGACCACCACCATATTTTAACCCAGCAAGCACAGGAGGTGCGGGATCGGGTAATGGACACTCTCACAATATGAGTGCAAACTTTTCTGGAAGTGGAAATGCTAGTAGTTCTTACACAGGTAGTGCTACTTCAGTACTACAACCTTATTTAACATTAATTTATATTATTAAAACGTAGGAAAAATTATGGCAACAAATTCACATTGGACAGTAATATTTGAAGACAAATCCATTAGAAATCAATCAATAGGAATTTCTTATGAAATAAATGATAATGCCTTTTGGAGTGATGCTAAATGGTCAAATATTTGGGCTATTCAATACGTTGATGATAATCACGATTATAATGATAGTGTTGAATACAGAGATGACACATCACACGCAACTTGGAATAATTCTGGATTAGGTGATTTTAGAGCTCAGTTTGTTTCAAAATGGGATGCTGCTCACTTAGCACAATTACAGTCTGATTGGGATGCTGATGTTATTATTACTCATAATGAAGATGGTTCAGTAAATACTACTGAAAGTGAAGCTGATCAGATAGCAAGAAAAGGTGCAAGACCTTCGTCTTATTCTTCTTATTAATTATTCACAATTCATCCATCCAGTCATAATATATTTTTCACCTTTTAAAGGTGGATTGCCACGATGAACAAATGGGAAGCCTGCAGGCCAAAAAACAAGCCTACCAGTTTTTGGTTTGACTCTTACTGATTGATGCAAAAATTCAGTCTCTCCTCCCTCTTCTACATCATTTAAATATAGTGAATATACAATAACTCTATAAGCATTATCCTTCCTAGATCCATGCTCAAGGTGCCAAATGTGATAGCCTTCTCCTGGTAAAGTTTTTTGAATTTTAAAAGGAACATATCGAAAATTGCTATAGTATTTATCTAAAGCGGTGTTATCAATGTATCTTTTTAGAGCGATATCAAAATTGGCAAATAGCACTTTAAAATCTTCTACCCATCCGTTTACATTTACAGCGGTATCTTGTTTTTCATTTAGTGAAGTCTTTTCAGATTGTAATCTTTGATAAGCCCTACCAAAATTTACTTGTTCATTATAATAATTTATAACCGCTTCACAGTCTTGTTTTAGAATAAAATTATCACAAATACCAATGTGATGATTCATCGTTATTGTTTTTTCATTTGACATTTAAGTAATCCTTTATTTTAAGAACATTGATAATATAGTCAAGGTCTTCGTCTGAGTGTTTTCTATGTGTTAAATTAGAAAAATTGTCATCTATGTGATGTGCAAAAGGACCAATAGCGTCAACGTAATGCATAAATACTTGTGCCATACCATCCCCCCTGTAAACATTAGGTCTACTGTGTGAGTCTTCAACCCCTAAATATAATAAACCATCACCGATATTTAATTCAACTTTTTTACCTTTTATTATTAAGGGCCAATTATCTGTTTTGTTTATGCATGCGGTTACACTTATCTCACAAGCAGGTCTATCATTGTGTTCTACTAATTCAGATCCAAATCCATAATATCTCCAGTAAGTATATGTTTTAAATAATTTTAAACCAGATGCCTTCTCAACTATTTTTTTTTTGTAATCTAATATTGTATTCATTAACCCATCGTCGTAAAAGGCAACGCCAAAAGATGGTTCCGTTCTTTGATTTTTTATTTTACTAGGCTCTGCAATAGTTTTTAAACAATAATGCTGCAATAGTTTTACCTCATCAGGTGTGAAAAAGTTTTTTAATACTTTAAATCTAAAATCTCTTCTTATGACAGCCATGCTACAATACTATACCTTGTTCCTTTGGTTATTGGTTCAATCATATGTGGGTATAAAAAATTTGATGGAAAGGCTAATAAACTTCCTTTCTTCAATTGTACTCTTTTTATTTCTTGTAGGTTTTGATTACCAAAAACAACATTACCACCTTCGTAATCTTCATTTAAATTCATAATAATACTTAAAGCTCTAGGACTAGAATTCATATCATCTGTGTGAAAAAGATATTGTCCACCAGGTGTATATTTTAAAAAATCAACTTGTGTTAATTTTGTTGCGGCCACCTGTGGAAAAACAATTTTATATTGTTGATAAAAATTAAAAACCTCATCATATACTTTTTTAAAATATATTTGATCAGAGATAGTTTGTTGTGATAAAGTTCTTCCAAAAACTCTTCTGTATTCTTTATTATTATCAAGTGTAGAAAGCCTATCTACGCATACTTTCTCAGCATACTCTATACACTTATCACAAAACCTTTCTGACAGAATTTTGTTATATGAAATAATAGCGTTTTCTATTTTCATTTTTTTATTTTTCTAGTATTAAAAGCAATTATTAGCCTACTTTCATTTGTCTTCAAAGATTTAACTTCATGGGGTATATGTGATGGGTATAACAATAAATGATTTTTTTTAAAGGGGTATTTATAAGTTTCAAAAGATGGGCTATAAAAAATAGTTTCCTGAGTTGCATTACTTTTTAAATATAAAATCCCTGATTTACCCTCAAGTCCATGAAGGTGCAAAGGATGGCTTTCATCTTCATTATATAGTTGTGCCCAGTTATTATCTAACAATAGGTTGTGGCTATCTAAAATTTTTAAAATTTGTTCTCTTAAATTCTTTAACAACGGTAAACTTAAAACATTAATACAATCAAAAGTAGTCTTCATTGTAAAGTTATTTGTTTTATGAATTGATTTAAGCATAGTTTCTACTTGTACTATTTCTTGTTCTGAAATTTCTAATTCATACTCATAAAAACTTTGGTCCAAAGGGTCAAATCTGTGCATTATATTTTACTCATCGATATACCGGCTCTAGGAGTTTTGGGTACTACCTCATGGTATACATCTTTTTTTACTGTTATTAAATCACCTGGAGATAAAATTATACGATGATTGTCTACTATCCATTCGGCTATCCCTTGTACTTGCCAAAAGTAAACGTCTATATCATCTTTGTGTTTACCATAAGTTGGTCCAACACATGTACTAATATACAAATGTGCGGTTTTACATTTAAGTTTTTCTAAAGATTCTTTTACTTCTTTTATAAGATGTGCATCTAACGATACAAAAAAACCTGGACTTATATGTTTAGTAAATTTTTTATTAACTAAGGACCAATTAAAGTTTTCTAAAATAGTTTGCCAGCCCGGTACTTTTTTATTAAAATTTCTTTCTAATTTATACGTGCTCATATTTTTTGTATTAATTTTCCTACATCAGGCAACCAAGCAAAATTTAAACAAGATTTATTCATCATCCATTTAAGATCATATAAATTTTCTATCACAACATGTCCTGGAAAATTTAAACTTGTATTTAATAACATTCCATCATTTTTACTTAACAATTCATGATAATGTTTGTTTTGTTTTTTACTAACAGTGTGCACTCTGCTTAATTTATTTATTGAAGAAACACTAGGTAAATTTTGTTTGGTGTTAAATACATATAACATATACGGGGATATTGTATTCTCCATGCAAAAATAATTATTTGCTTCTTCTTCAGTTACACTTGGAGAGAAAGGCCTATACCATTCTCTTTTTTTAATAGCGTTAACTTTTGACACAGCATCTTTATGAAAGGGATTCATTAGTAAAGAACGATTACCCAAAGCTCTTTGACCTTGTTCAGATCTACCTTGAAACAAAGCTACTGGATTATCTTTTATTATATGTGAAATTTTACTGCTATCGGCTTCCACAATTTTAAAATCTTTAAACAATATTTCAAGAAATTGATAGTCAGGTGGTGGTCCCAAATATACATCTTTTATTTTTTTTATATTACCTTTTAAATAATGATTTAATTGTCCAAGAGATATTCCAGAATCATTACATAAAGGATCTATATTAAAATTTTTATTTAATAAATAATTAGTATTACATAATATATTTTGAGCACATCCACCAGAATAGTTAACATTTTCTTTTGGAACTATTTCGTCAATTTCTTTTTCAAAGTTTTTTTGAAAACTATATAAATAATCTTGAGACTTTGAATCAGCTTTGTCTTCAGTTAGAATAAAATTTTGTTCTAAAGAAACTTTTTTTGTGCCATATTGAGATAACGCCATTAGTTTACCATGCATACCCATGGAGTGTTGTCTATCTAATTTAAACAAAGCCGCTGTCATTACATCATATCTATAACCAATACCCTTTGATTCTTTATAAAGACTATTAAATTCATTATCATAAATTGATTCAGACTCAATAAAATCTTCATCTTTATAGTAAACACCTCCTCCATCTATGACTGCATATTTTTTATTTGAACCCAAACTTACTTTAGAACAATAAGCATGCCATAAATGGTGATGTCTATTTTCTAAAGTGTCATTAAAAACTATTTCAGTATTTTTATGTACTAAATCAAATCGTGTTAAATTAGCGTCAAACCACCATTTGTCGATGCTATTATCTGCATATATTAAATCTGTAATTAAAATTTTGTCAAAGCGTATGTTTAAAGAACTTAAATAATATAGTAAGCTGCCTGTTATATACGACTGCATTTTTTGTTTTGTAAATCTATCAATTTGACAATGCTCTATAAGTTCATTATCTTTTGTTATTGAATAGGCTCCATCATGACCTAAGTGAAGTGATAAAATATACATTATATTGCTACTTTCATTCTTTATAAAACTGATATATAAGCTACTATATGCTACAAAAATTAAATTTCAAGCCTGGTTTTAATAAGCAAGACACAGAATCTGGTGCCGAAGGGCAGTGGACAGATGGTGATTTCGTTAGATTTAGATATGGATTACCTGAAAAAATAGGTGGTTGGAATCAATTAACTGCTGCATCTAAAACATTACCTGGAGCTGCTAGAAAACAACATGCTTTTACTTCTTTTGCAGGTGAAAAATACACAGCTATTGGAACGTCTCAAGGTTTGTTTTTATATTATGGTAATGATTTTTTTGATATTACACCGTTAGATACAGCTATTACAGGATGTACCATAACAACTGTTAATGGTTCAAACACTGTAACAATAAATAAAGGATCTCACGGTTTAGCTAAAGGAAGATATGTAACGTTATCTGCTGTAACTGTTACAGGTGCTTCAGATTATACACCAGCAGAATTACAACAAGTTTATGAAATACAAACAACTCCAGATGTAGACAAATTTACTATACTAGCTTCACGAGCAGAAGGAGGAACAGGTATGACTGCAGCTGGTGCTGCAACTGTTAATCCTTATGTTGAAGTAGGTCCTACTTTTCAAACTGCAGGTTATGGTTGGGGAACTTATCTGTGGGGAAATTCTACTTGGGGAACGGAACGAACAGTAAGTAACGTGATTCTGGATCCAGGCAACTGGAGCCTTGATAATTTTGGTGAAGTTCTTGTTGCAACAGTATTTAATGGTAAAACTTTTACTTGGGATGCTGGAGCCACAACGCCTAGAGGTAACAGAGCTTCTCAGTCAACAACTAATTTTAACACTACAAACAATCCGACAGCTACTAGAATTTCTATTGTATCAGATAGAGACAGACATTTGTTTCATATGGGCACGGAAACAACTATAGGTGATCCTACAACACAAGACCCTATGTTTGTAAGATTTTCTAACCAAGAAGATTTAAATACTTATGCACCAACAGCAACTAATACTGCAGGGACTTTTAGATTGGATACCGGTAATCAAATTAGAGGAGCTATACAAGGTAAAGATTATATCTTTGTAGCAACTGATCTTGCAGCTTATGTAATTCAATTTGTTGGCCCGCCATTTACATTTAGTGTTAGACAAGTTGGTACTAATTGTGGATGTATTGGTCAACAGGCTATGTCTTATGCAAACGGTGCTGTATGGTGGATGTCAGCGGAAGGTGGATTTTTTGTATATGATGGTACAGTTAAATCATTACCATCACTTGTAGAAGACTTTGTATTTAGTACAGATGGAGATAATTTAGGTATTAATTTAAATTCAAGAGATGTTATCTACTCTTCACCTAATTCTTTATATACAGAAATAAATTGGTTTTATCCAAAAGATGGATCTGATCAAATTGATAGATGCGTAACTTATAATTATTCAGAAAATGTTTGGACAACTTCATCTTTAGCTAGAACTACATATCAAGATCAAGGGGTATTTAATGCTCCTTACGCAACAGAATATACCGACACAGCCACACCTGTATTTCCAGATATATTAGGTATTACAAATTTATATGGAGCTAGTATTTATTATGCTCATGAAGTAGGAACTGATCAAGTCAACAGTACAGGCACAACTTCTATTGATGCATTTATTAGATCTGGAGATTGGGATATTACTTCACGTAAGAGCGCCTTGGGTCAGGCAACAGGGGTTGCTGATTATAGAGGCGATGGAGAATTCTTTATGTCCGTTAAACGATTTATACCTGATTTTAAATACCAAACAGGTAATGCTCAAGTAACTTTATTTGTAAGTAGTTATCCAGATGATGTAGCAGTAAGCTCACCACTTGGACCCTTTACAATAACTTCTACAACTGATAAGGTAGATACAAGAGCTCGAGGCAGATTAGTTTCTGTACAGATAGCCAACACAGCAGTAGGTGAGTCATGGAGATATGGCACACTTAGATTAGATGCACAACCAGACGGAAGAAGATAATGGCAGTATATTTTGATCAAAATGGAAATTTAGTAGACACAGAAGGTAATATTAATTTTTTTAATACCAGCGAAGAACAAGTTTTTCCTAGAGTAGGGTATCCTAATTTTGGTGTACCAATGGTTGATGATACTTCTTTAACACCTAACGTAAGTTCTTCTAATTTAGTATCACTTATACCAAACACCGGTATAAACACTCTACAATACCCACAATTACCAGCAAATACATTAGCAGGTTTGAATATGGATAAATTTCAAGGTGTAAGTGACATGAGTATGATAGATGAAACAACTAACGATGAGCAAAGTCAAGGATATATTGATGAGGTTAGCCAAAATAATGAAAGTGGTATTATGAAACTTTTAAAAAATCTTCCAACTCTTACAAATTTAGCTGCAAAAATACTACCTAAATCAACTCCTGAAGCTATTGCTATGAAAAATTTTTATGGTAGTCAATACGGTTTAACACCTACAGGTTCTGTTGCTTCAGGTATTATGAAAGGCTATAACCCTGTATCTGGTGGTTTTTTAAATATGATTTCAGGTGGTAGGTTTGGCCAACCTGCAAAGGTTGGTTTAGCAGGAGCTATACAAGAAAGAATTGAAGATATATTAGGAAGAAAAGCACCACAAACAGATGCGAGTAGAGACAAAGTAGCAGAGTTACAAGGATTACAATTAGCAGAAATGAGAGATAGATATGATGCTGGGGAAAGTTTAGGATCAATTGGTGCATCTACATTTAGTGGACCAGGTATGGCTTTTGAAGCTGGTAACACAGATCAAGGAGGAGGTTTTACAGGTGGTCAAGTAAGAGACACGGGTGGTGTCCCCGGAGGAAAATACGGGTCACCAAGATAATGGCTAAGATTACTAATTATATACCTGAACCAAAACAAGAATATGATGTGGATAACCAAAGACAGATTATGGAGTCTTTAAATACAATGAAACAACAACTTAATTTTTCTTTTCAACAAGATTTAAAAAACGAATTAGATACTTTTAATTACTTTTTATCATGAGCATACAATATAAAAATGCATCTAAAATATTAGATGGTACAGCTATGACAACTGTTTTGACTATATCAACATCAGCTGTTGCTATTATAAAATCTGTATATGTATCTAATAACAGCACAGGAGCTGTATTAGTTAATTGTGATTTAAGAGATTCATCCGCTAGTACAGATGTAGAATTTTTTAGAAAGGACATACCTGCTTCAAGTACAGTCAATGCCACAGAACAGGGGTTGAATTTAGAAGCAGGGGATGCTATAAAAGCGCAAGCAGAAACAGCTAACAAACTTGAAGTAGTAGTTAGTTA